ATTGAGGGGACTCTTGCCCGTCTGGTCAAGGATAAGCCAACCGAGGACGTTGAGCTTATTGAGGCAACGATCATTGACCCCAAGCGTGGTGACTACTCGTATTACGTTATCCACAAAGAGTCTAAGTCTGAAATTGTGTACCGCAAAATGAAGATCAGCCCTTGGGTGGTCAGCCGGTACATGAAGGTAGCAGGAGAAATCTATGGTCGAGGGCCGCTTATCACTGCGCTTCCGGATATCAAGACCCTTAATAAAACACTTGAGCTACTCCTTAAAAACGCCAGCCTTGCTATTGCTGGTGTCTATACGGCAGCAGACGACGGCGTACTTAACCCCAACACGATCAAGATTGTCCCAGGAGCGATTATTCCGGTCGCTCGCAATGGAGGCCCTCAAGGTGAATCGTTACGGGCGTTGCCACGTTCAGGTGATTTCAACGTATCGCAAATCGTCATCAACGATTTACGGCAAAACATCAAACGGATTCTCCTCGACGAGAGCCTCCCTCCAGACAATATGTCTGCACGCTCTGCGACAGAAGTCGTAGAACGGATGAAGGAGCTAGCTCAGAACTTGGGCTCAGCCTTTGGGCGTCTCATAAATGAGACAATGATTCCGTTGGTAAGCAAGATCCTGCAAGTCATGGACGACCGTGGACTTATTGACCTGCCGTTACGGGTCAATGGGCTGGAAGTTCGTGTCTCTGCCGTAGCTCCGTTGGCTATGGCTCAGAGCATGGAAGAAGTAAACAACATTCTGCAATACGCTCAGATCGCAGCTCAGGCTGGCCCAGAAGGCCAGATGTCGGTTAAGACTGGCGAGATGTTGGATTACATTGCAGAGAAGTTAGGCATCCCGCAGAGGTTGCGTACAACACCAGAGGAAAGAGAGTTTATGAAGCAAGAAGGTGCTCAGATGGCGGCTCAAGCTGCCGAAGCCAACCCTGAGTTGGCAGCTCAAGTAGTCGGGAAGATGGTCTGATGGCCGGCGGCTGGGAAGATTTAGAAGCCGTCCAGACAGATATCAGAGAAGCAACAACGAAGGCAGATGACTTAAACAAGCTCTGCCTTCGGGTCTTTGGCTCCGAGGATGGCCAGAAGCTTATGCAATGGCTAGACCAGGCATACCTAGATCAGCCCGTTGCCGTGCCGGGTTCTGACCCAAGTTACGCTTTCTACCGAGAGGGACAGAATAGCGTGATTCGGGAGTTTATTGCACGGATAACCAAAGCAAGGAACCTGTAAATGGAAACCCAAGCAAGCGAGCCCAGTGCTCAAGGCGAAAGCCAAGAAACTGGCCTACTCGACGGTGTATCACCCACCGATGAGCAGGGCCAGCAGGTAGACACGACTAAGACCCAGATTGATCATTTGAGCCCAAAGGAGGATGACGACGAGCCGTTAGAGCGTCCCGACTGGTGGCCAGAGAACTTCTGGAAAAAAGACGAGGCGGCACCAGACCTAGAGGCTATTGCTAAGTCTTGGCAGGATTTGCGTAAGCAGATCAGCCAGGGAAAGCACAAGGCTCCGACAGATGGTAAGTACGACACCAGCGTTTTTGGAGACACTCCAGAGGACGACCCATTACGCAGTACGGTATTAGGTTGGGCTCAGGAGTATGGGGTTAGCCAATCGGCACTAGATAAGTTAGTGGGCGATTACATGGCTATGGCAGGCGACCAGCAAGAGCAGGTGCGCATGACCGTTGACCAGGAGCGCAAGGCTCTTGGCCCCAATGCTGACGCCATGATTAAGGGCGCGGTTGACTGGGCATCTGGCCTAGTCCGTAAGGGCATCTTCTCAAAGGACGACTTTGATGAGTTCAAGTATGCGGCTGGTACAGCCAAGGGCTTGAAGATGATGCTCAAGCTGCGTGAGTCTTACGAGAATATCAAGATTCCTGTGAACTCAGCCCCGATAGAAGGGGTAGCCAGCAAAGACGAGCTATACGCTATGGTTGGAGATCCCAAATACCAGAGCGATCCCGCATATCGGGCTAAGGTTGAGAAGATGTTTTCTCAACACTTCAGTTAAAATACAGGCAACATTTTCCTCCTCGCCACTCTCCTTCGTGGCTTTAGTCCCTCTAGCCTGACTCCGGCTAGGGGGATTTTTTTTGAACTTCTATTGCAAATGCGAATCATAACGATTAGAAATCGCATTAAGGCATACCAGAACACCGGCCCTTGACCACCTGGGAACAGGCGATTGGCGTCCGTAAGGCGCAAGCAGTAGGCCCAGAATCTTCTGGCTAACCGAAGCGGCGAAACTTTTTTTAACTTTCAAGGAGATTCAAATGGCTGTTTCATTGTCAAATGCCTTTGTAACGCTCTTTGATGCTGAAGTTAAACAGGCTTACCAGGGTGTTGCTAAACTGGTTCCTGCTGTTCGTCAGCGTCGGGGTGTTGAAGGCTCAACTGTTAAGTTCCCAAAGGTCGGTAAAGGTATTGCGACTGCTCGCGTTCCCCAATCCGATGTAACCCCCATGAACGTCGGCTTCTCGACCGTCACTGCTACTTTGCAGGACTGGAACGCTGCCGAGTATTCGGACATTTTTTCGCAGGCTAAAGTCAACTTTGACGAGCGTAATGAGCTTGTTAAGGTTGTTGCTAACGCTATTGGCCGTCGTCAAGACCAGCTCATCCTCAACGCTTTGGCTGCTTCCAGCACGTCATTGGTCGTTACTGAGGACGAGGGTGGTACGGACACGGGCTTAAACGTAGCTAAGCTCCGCGCAGCCAAGAAGTCTTTGGACAAGAACAACGTCCCGATGGATAACCGTCACATGATTATCCACGCAAACAGCTTGTCAAGCCTCTTGGCTGAGACGGCTGTTACTTCGGCTGATTTCAACACTGTCCGCGCTTTGGTGTCGGGCGAGTTGAACACGTTCCTCGGCTTTACCTTCCATACAATCGGTGACCGTGACGAAGGCGGCCTGCCTGTTGCATCTTCCGAGCGCAAGCTGTGGGCTTTCCACCGCGACGCAATCGGCTATGCAGAGGGCATCGCTCCCCGCACAGAGATCAATTACATCCCTGAGAAAACAAGCTGGTTAGTAAATGCTGTGTTCTCGGCTGGTGCAATTGCAATCGACGCAGAGGGTATTGTCGAAATCCAAACAACCGACACGGTATAAGGAGATAGACAAATGGCTTATGCATCTACTGGATTTGTAACCGTATGCGCTTCCAAGGCTGGAAACGCACCTTCGATGTACCTCTACAAGACTGCTGATACGCAGGCAACCGTGAATACCTCCGGGTACTTCAACGACCTGTCCAGCGTCCTGTCTGTTGGCGACATCATTTTTGTTTACGACACGACCACCCCTTCGTTGGTGCTGACCTATGTCAACTCCAACTCAAGCGGCGTAGTTGACATCGTTGACGGTACAACTGTAAGCGCCACCGACAGCGACTAATTGGATAGGGATTACCCTACCAAGCACAGGGGTTGTGCCATCGTGTGTGGCGCAGCCCCTTCTCTTTTTGTAGACCTAGAAGAAGCGCGTAGGCTTAGGCCGGACGCCGCAACCCTAGGGGTAAAGTTTGCCGCATCGGTTGTCCCTGAGATTGAGCACGTATGGACTCAGCACGGAGAGATGACCCTCAAGATCAAGGCGGCAGTCAGCAGACGCATCTGGGTTCATGCCCGTCCCCGCAACTTCCAGGTTGGAACAAAGAACGGCATACCCAGCTCTAAAGAAGCCTATGACGCCGTTGATTACCTTTGGCCTAGTCTGCCTTTCGCCGTAGGTTCTAGCGGCGTGGCGGGTGCTTTATGGGCTCGGCATGGCATGGGATTCCAAGAGGTCATAATGGCCGGCATAGGATTGTCGTCTGACGACCAGAAGTACGCCGAAGGATACCCAAATGGGTATAGCCAGCACGAAGGCTACGCCAAGCCAAACCAAATTGAGCACTGGTTCAACCTGCTTAAGCGCCACCAAGAGGAGGGCTTGACTGAGGGCATATACTCCATGTCAGGCGCCACCCAAAAAATACTAGGAAAACCATGCTAATTTCCAAAGAATACCAGTCTTTGAATGAGCATCTTCATAAGAATCCCAAGTACGGCTCCCGCCGAAGGGAGGCGTTGTACGAGAAGATTGCCGACTTTATGGCCGAGACTGACTCTAAGACACTGCTGGACTATGGGTGCGGAAAGGGCGGTATGCGGGAATATCTACCGGCATATTCGTATGATCCCTGTGTTCATGAATTTTCAATGAGGCCAGAAGGTACTTTTGACATGGTAGCCTGCTGTGATGTGCTTGAACACGTCGAGCCAGACCTGCTAACCAATGTCTTGGTAGATATTCGGGAGTACGCAGACAAGGCAGTCTATCTGGTAATCTCCACAAGGCTGGCGGCAAAGGTACTGGCCGATGGCCGAAACGCACATTTAATCGTAAAACCTTTGGATTGGTGGCAAGAAGTGCTAACACAACACTTCCCTTTTTGGCAACTAACCATTACAAATAGCGATATCTCAGCAATAACCGTATTGGGGATTAAAGATGGCCTCCGGTGATAACGCAATTAAGATCTGCTCTGCTGCCCTGCAAATGCTGGGAGCACGGCCAATCTCATCATTTACGGAAGGCACAGATGAGGCAAACATTGCCGATTCCCTGTATCAGGACATCAAGAAAGAGCGCCTTCTAATCTACCCGTGGTCTTTTGTATTTAAGAAGATTGCTCTGGCCCAGCTCTTGACCACGCCTCTGACCGAATACAAGTATCAGTACCAGCTCCCAGGCGACCGGATTGGCTTGCCTAGGGCTGTGACGACTAGCGCCACGCCAGGCTCCCCAACCATTCGTAACTATCGAATCCTTGGCGACAAACTCCTGACGGACGAAACCAGCATTTACATTGATTACCCGTATGACGTGCAAGAGTACGAAATGCCCGTCTACTTTGTGCAGCTTATGAAGTACATGATGGCTTGGCACCTATCTTTGCCCATTACAGACCAGATTGAGAAGGCTAACTACTGGCAGTCTGTGGCCGTTGGTACGGCAGCGGACAATGGCCGGGGTGGCTATATGCGGGTGGCTACGACCATTGACGGTCAGGGTCAGCCGGTTCCGGTCATTGAAGATTTCCCGTTAATTGACGTGAGGTTCTAATGGCGCGGTTTGTAAGCGTTCAGACCAACTTCTCTACGGGTGAGCTTGATCCCCTGCTGCGTGCTAGGGTTGACCTGCAAGCCTATGGCAATGCGCTAGAGGAAGCTACAAACGTAGTGATCCAGCCGCAGGGTGGAGCACGGCGCAGACCGGGTTCTAAGTACATTATGTCCCTTCCAAACTCAAGCACTCCGTCTGCCGGCAACGGTACAAGGCTAGTGCCGTTTGAGTTCTCTACATCCGACAGCTATATGCTGTGCTTTACCGATAGTCGAATGTATGTTTTCAAAAACGGAGTTCAGCAGCTAGCCATCAACGGAGGGGCAGATAATTTCCTAAGCACCAGTTTATATGGCCTTACTGGTGATAAGCTGGCCAATCTAACCTGGACACAGTCAGCCGATACCCTGATTGTCTGCCACCAGGATCTTTCTCCGGTAAAGATTGTTCGCGGCGCAAATGATTCTGCTTGGACTGCTAGCAATCTATCATTCGACAGTGTTCCCAAATATGCTTTTACCCTGTCAACGTCTAACCCGTCTGGCACTCTGACCCCGTCTGCCGTTTCTGGCAAGGTTACATTGACAGCCTCAACCGGAACTCCGTTTAGTGCAAGTTCCGTTGGCCAGTACATCAATGCTAGCCCTCAAGGCAGGGCAAAGATTGTGCAGTACACAAGCGCAACTGTGGTTCAGGCTATAACAGAGTTCCCGTTTTTTAATACCTCTGCAATCGCTAATGGCTCGTGGGAATACGAATCTGGTTACGAGGCTGTGTGGTCTGTCACTAAAGGATACCCACGCTCGGTTACGTTCCATGAGGGACGCCTGTATTTTGGCGGTAGCAGGTCACGTCCATCGACAATCTGGGGTTCTAAGGTAGGACTATTCTTTGACTTTGAAGCTACGGAAGGGCTAGACGATGACGCAGTGGAAGCCACATTGGACACGAACACGTTTAACGCAATCACTGACCTCACGTCTGGCCGAGATCTTCAGGTCTTTACGACAGGCGGTGAGTTCTATTGTCCGCAAGAAGGGCTAGAGCCAATCACTCCGACCAACTTCTTTATGAAGGCGGTCACTCGTAACGGTTCCCAACAAGGTATCCGGGTTCAGCAGCTTGAAAGCGGTACATTGTATGTACAGCGCCAGGGCAAGTCGCTAAACGAATTTGTATATACAGATACCCAGGCGACTTATGTGTCGTCCAAGATTTCGCTACTGGCCGGACACCTCCTCAAAGGGCCAACACGAATGGCACTTCGTCGGTCAGTAGCAACCGATGAGAACGACCTGCTAATGATCGTCAATAGCACGGGCGAGATATCGGCCAACTCAA